CTCGTATTAATGAGTGGGTGCGTGACACTAAGAGAAAGCAGGATTCCTGAGTTCATCGAGGAGCTAGACCAATACGAGTTTAGCTCCTCTGAACGGGAAACCATCGGGGGCATCCTCGACTACGTGAATGATTTAGAAAATGATTAAATATATCCTAGCATCGCTAGCACTGCTCGGCTGTTGCCCAGCGGAAACCAGTATCACCCTTAAAGATTTCGTTAAGCTTATCCCTCAGTGGGAAGTGTATCCTAATAGCCCTCACGATATTGTGGGCGACGATGGAGCAGCTTACGGACACTACCAGATACACAAAGTAATGGTAGATGATTACAACCGTATAACAGGGCTCAGCGCCACTCATACGGACGCCTTTGACCCTGTGTTCAGTGAGCACCTTGCCTATGTAGTTCTGAGGCACTACGCAAAGCACATCAGCTCACTCGGTATAGACCCCACAGCAGACCACCTACTGTTCATCTGGAACGGTGGAGGTAGTGCTTGGAAACGAGTGGCTAACCCTAAGGGTGACCAGAAGCAAACCAATTTAAACAGGTATCGAGCTAAGGCTCTACCTATCATCAACAACTTTCGTTCCAAGACACAAGAAGTAGCAAAGAGGCCCTCCGAGGAGGATAACCTAGGCGTGAACCAAGTGAGTAAGAACACCTAACCTGTAACCCCACTCTGGGAGTTACATTCAAAGTAAACTAACTCAAAAAGAAAATATATAATGGCTAATACAAGTCCGTCCCGTTTGGGACAAATCGGCGCTACAGGAGATGCTAATGCACTCTTCCTGAAAGTGTTCTCTGGTGAAATTCTGACTACTTTCGAGGAGCAGAATATCATGAAAGACCTCCACATGGTTCGCACCATTCAGTCTGGTAAAACAGCTCAGTTCCCTGTTACAGGTATCGCTGACGCTAAGTACCACACTGTCGGTGAAGACATCGTGGATGCAAGCAATAGTTACCTCTCGTCTATCAAGCACGCTGAGCGCACCATCAACATTGATGACGTTCTGATTGCTTCGACATTCATTGCTAACATTGACGAGCTAAAGAACCACTACGACGTCCGTAGCATCTACGCTAAGGAGCTTGGAAAGGCTCTTGCTAAGCGCTTCGACATCGCAACAATGAAGACTCTCTTCGCTGCTGCTGGTGGTACATCTCAAGTTGGTGGTAACAGTGGTACAAGCATCTCTGGTGCTACTACTACAACTGCTGCTGGTCTTGTTGACTCGCTGTATGCTGTTGCTCGCTCGCTTGACGAGAAAGACGCTCCTGATGAAGGTCGTTTCGCAGTCCTAACTCCAAGCCAGTATTACACTCTCCTCACTGCTGACAACGTTGCGATCAATCGTGACACAGGTGGTGTTGGTAATGTTGCAACTGGTAAGATTGCTCAGGTCGCTGGTATCAACCTCTTCAAGAGCAACCATCTTGATTCAATCATCGGTCTCGGTGATGACTCGGCTGTTGCAACTGGTGATGGCTCGTCTAACAATGACGTGTTCGGTAGCGCTGGTTCTGGTTACAATGGTGACTTCTCCGCTCTTAGCGGCTCGGCATCTGCCAAGGGTTTCCTTGCAGGTACTAAGGAAGCTATCGGTACTGTTAAGTTGCTCGACTTGGCTACTGAGTCCGAGTACCAGATTCAACGTCAAGGTACTCTGTTCGTTGCTAAATATGCAATGGGTCATGGAGCTTTACGTCCAGAATGTGCCGTTAAGGTTCTCCCTGCGTAAGCAATACCCTTATTAATTCTGAGACCCCTTGGGCAATTCCCTTGGGGTCTCTTTTTAACTCCCTTTAATTTTATATAGAAGTAATATGCCCACTCTGACCTCCAAACTAGAAGCAGTTAATTCAATGCTAGGACACATTGGCGAAAGCCCTGTGAACAGTATTAGTAACACCAACGCACTCCCTGTTTCCGCTGCTACTGCTATCTCTGCTCTTGATGAGATTAGTCGTTCCGTTCAGTCAGAGGGTTGGCAATTCAACACAGAAGTAAACGTCACCCTAGCNCCTGCTGGGGATGGCTCCATAACTTTATCAGAGGACATCCTTGAGCTAGACCCCATCGACACTTCAATAGATGTCGTACAGCGTGGTTTAAGTCTCTTTGACCGTTCCAACAACACCCAAGCGTTCACCAAAGCTCTCAAGGTGAACCAAACACGTCTCCTAGATTGGGAGTCCCTACCAGAACCAGCTCGACGTTATATCACCTTGCAAGCATCCCGCGTGTTCCAAGGGCGAGTCGTGGGCTCTCGTGAACTAGAAGCGTTAATTGCTCGTGATGAATACAAAGCTTATGCTGCTCTCACTGAATTTGACAGCGGAAGCTCCGACAGAACTATATTTGACAACTACGATGTGGCCTCCAGAATTGGTCTTAATCGCAACTACGACCTTACATAAACAATGGCTTTAATTAACACCAGTGTTCCCAACCTTATCCAAGGTGTCTCTCAACAACCTGATGCTACACGCTTTGATGGACAGTGTGAGGAGCAAGTAAACGCTCTTAGCTCTGTTGCAGAAGGCTTGAAGAAACGCCCTAACACTCGGCACATCGCTAAGTTGTTAGATACGGCTATTGGTGCGAATAGCTTTGTTCATTTTGTTAATCGAAGTGATACGGAGAAGTATGTTCTTATTCATGACGGGACTAAGCTACACGCATACAATACTATTAGTGGTGTAGAGGCTACAATCAATAGTTCTACTGGAGGATATACTGTGTCTGGTAGTTACTTAGATGTTGTTAATCCTAGAACTATTTTAAAAGCACTTACTGTTTCAGATACCACGCTTATTCTAAACAACAAGAAAACCGTATTACCCTCTACTACTAAAACAGCTAACATAGTCAAACAAGCCCTAGTAACTATTATTCAAGGAGGTTACACGAAAGATTATACGGTAGATGTAAACGTAACAGCAAAGGCTCCTATATCAACAAGCTCTGTTTCAGGTTATGTAGCTCCTACACTTACTATAAATACGACCCCTTACCACTACGACCTTTATAGCGAAGGGGATGACTCTTATGAGTTATATATAAATTATTACAAACACCGCGTGTCATCGGTATCAATAGTTAACGGAGGTACTAACGTACCCTCTAATTTTCAGATTCAGCTGGCTTCAAATTACACTATATACACACCCCCCACGTTCTCTGTAACTGTTGCAGGGGGAGTGGTAACGGGAGTTACTGTGGTCTCGGGTGGAGATTTTGAAGGAGACCCAACAGAGCAGGTATTAGCGGGAGGAGGCAGTAGTGCTACTTCTAGTTATAATGAAGCAAATATAGGTATCATATCCCCAAACATAACTGTAACTAATGGAGGGGCGAGCGTTGATACTATTGTTACTTCTTTGACTGCCACTGCTACAAGTGGGCCTGATAATGCCAACATAAATGCTAACACAAATGAAATAGCTACCTTACTCCACACCCAGATGATTTCAGGTTCTACAGTATCCGATGAGTTTGACAATCACTTCTCTGTCGTTCGAAACGGTAATAGTATTTTATTAACGCTGACGTATGCTGGAGCATCTGGGGACGACCCTAATACCGAGTATGACTTTAATATTACAGCCACAGACTCTCTAGGGGATAGTGGTATGACAGCGGTCTACAAATCAACGTCATCAATAACTGACCTACCTTTAACCAATCAAAACGGATTTAAAGTTAAAATAGTAGGCGATGCCGAATTAGCTCAAGATGATTATTATGCTCAGTTTGAAACATCAGACGGCTCTAATTTTGGTAAAGGGGCTTATGTAGAAACTGTTGGCAACGATATTGTAAGAGGAATAGATGCCAGCACGATGCCTCATGTATTAGTAAATTACGGTGTAAACGCCTTTGATTTTAAAGAGGCTTCTTATTTGGACAGAGTTGCTGGTGACGACACAAGTAACCCTCTCCCTTCGTTTCAAAACCAAACCATTAGTGGTATGTTCTTCTTCAAGAATCGTCTTGGATTTCTGAGTGGTGATAACGTAATTATGACCGAAAGTGGTTTTGGAACATCTTCTACGGCTGGGTTGATTACATTTAATTTAGGACGAACTACTGTTGCGTCTCTGTTAGACTCAGACCCTATTGATATTTCAGTATCTAGCAGTAGAGTCACTAGCCTGAAAGCCGCTAAAGGTTTTCAAGAGAACCTTATATTATTCTCAGAGAATGGACAGTTTGTTCTCAAGGGTGGTGATATTCTAACACCTAAAACAGTCAGCGTCACTCCAGTTACTAACTTCAGCTTTGAAGACCAAGTAGACCCATTACCATTAGGTTCTTATATATACTTCCCGTTTACTCGTGGAGCCTTTACAGGTATGCGAGAGTTCACTGTAAACGCCTCAACCGATAATTACGATTCCAATGAGGTCACTGAACACGTACCTTCTTATATCCCTAAAAACATTATCGACATGGCGGGAACCACTTCGGAGGACATGATTGTGTTACTCAGTGGTGACGAAAAAGGTTCTCTATATATCTACAATTACTTCTGGAACAACAATCAGAAAGTCTTGAGTGCTTGGT